CATCGGTTGGATCGTATGACATTCTCAGCATTTCCGAACCACAAGAACATTCGATATATTCACTTTTTTCTGTCAGTATCATATCAACTCCTTAATCCGTTCATTCCGGCATCAGCTCGGCCTTCGGTACCATCGTTAAATAGCATAGGCAATTTCCTGCCCACGACACCATGCCATTTCTTCTGAAGCATAATACGTGGTTACGCTCCAAAGATAAGCACTGTACGAGCCCTTCGTAATCCACAAGCTCTTTCACCCCACGATTCTCACGAAAACTAACATGCTGTGCCTTCGACTGAGATATCCTGAACAGGTCGTTTTTCTGAGCATATGTCCCGTTGTGGTGTTTTGATATCGTCCCTTTTGGTGAGTGCAAATATACTCTCGGGTTTTGCCCTATTTTTAATATTAGCTCACACAAATCGTCAACAAGTTTCTTTGAGGAAGTATAGTATGAGTATTCCTCAGACGAATACCCAAAACAGTCGCGAGTTCTATGACTCCCATCACCAAGGTTATATTCGTTTAAAAACCTGTTTATAATATCTACGTTTGAATCCTTGATGGCTTGAGGTACGTGCTTTTCGTGAGACTTCCCCAAGTTCATATGATAGATTCTTTTTGCTACAGGCCCATTGAAATGAAACCCTAGCTTATCAGCTCGAAACTTTATTCCCATATCATCAAGGAGGGCCATTATTCGTTTTCGATTCTGTGGTATTTCTTGCGCTATCGTTAGCTGATACCAGTTAGGGCCGCGCCTGGTTACACATCCTTCGGATACAAACCAGCCCATCAACATAGCCCACAGTTCGGCCTCGGTGTCTCTCTTTTTCCCGCTCCACTTTCCACATGTAGGAATAGTTAACTCATATCTGCCTATCACCTCTTCAGCCGGAAGTAGTTTGTATTCCTTTTTCTTCCGGTCTGTATGCCTCACTATCATGTTATGGTCGAGAGTTACGAGCGCATCAAACCCACGAGCCTTAAAATGAGCCATCTTCCCTTTATAATAATATTCGACCTTCTCTTCCCACTTCACGTACTCGGTTTTAAGCGTTTCTGGGTTCATAGAAAATATAGTGTCTTCTGTCGTTATATCCTCAAGAAACTTGAAGCCGTTATGGGTTAAAAACTCGGTATCCTCTGAATAACATTGCGGGTGAGGTGTTATCGGCGCCGCGTCCGGTGTGTAGACCCCAGAACCGAGGCCGTAATCGTCTGCGCTAGATAGGTCGTCGCAAATGTCAATTTCCGGATGCCCCGCTACCAGCTCCCAACGTACACCGGCGATCCAGCGTTTTTCCTTGGCGTATCCTACCCCGGCCCGGCGATAAGCCTCGTTTACTTCGGTCCTAAGAATGCGCTGAGTATTCTTATAGGCCGATCTATAAACGCCTTTTCCCGGCGGGTACTGTTTGAAAAAACCTTTCCAGAACCGCGTCCTCATATCCACGTTCGGGAGGATAAGCAGGCTTTTTACCTGGGCCTGAATCTGTGAGTTGGTAAGCCCGGTAATATATCCGTCAGCAATAACCCGTTTCATTTGCCTCAATGATGTCTGGTGTAAGTCCCATATACGATCGCTTAAGGCAATACCGTCGACCGGGCTCGTCATGAGTGAACGCATAGCGCCGTTATGAATCCGGCTGAACGCATTCGGTGTTAAGGCAGTTCTGTAGTTCCCCGGTAAAATCCCCTTATAGACATTCACGGAATTAGCCGTGGACTTTATCCCAATATCGACTGATTTCTCAACAGTCCGTTCTACCTTCCCGGTAATACGCCGATTGAGAATAGCTATTTGCCGATTAAGGTCTTTCTGTATGGCGCTAATCCGGGCCGGGGGCTCTCCCATGATCTGTATTGAACTGGCAATACGTCCGGCGGCTTTTCGGTAGGTCTTCCTGATACTCTTTTCGCTAACAGCCCTAAATCTTTCCAACTGGACTCTACCGCGAGCTGATAGCCGTTTTACTTCCTTCCTGGCCTGTAGTGCCGTCATATCTCCCCTCTACGCTAAATTATACCGCTTTACCCCTGTACTCCCCACCACGAGACCCCAGGAGTACCACAGACACAAATAGCGCGGCCCCCTATGGAGTCACGCTATAAAATCACTATTTCTTGTCCTTTTTATCTACGGCCTTGGTACCGCGCTCATCCTCTTCGCCCTCATCCTTCTCGTTTGCATCGTCCTTAAGGCCGTCCATTCCGGGCGTGTCCTCTTCCTCATCGTCTTCCATAGCCAGTTCCCGGGCGATCTGTTTCTCTTCCTCTTCGGTATCATACCCGAGCTTCGACCGGGCGGTGCGCTTAGAAATGTATCCCTGGTTGTCCTGGGCAACGATAGCCTGAGTTTCTTTCAGTACATCATTTACCGCGACATCCGGGAAAGTAACATCGGCTTCGGTGGACACCGGCTCGATAACCTTTTTTAGTTTCGTAGTCGGGTTTCCTTCGGCGTCAATATCCTCAATCTCTTTTATTACCGGCGCTTGCTCCGGGATTTCCCCGAACTTAATCCCGCTCTCAGTCACCTTGGTAAATATCTCGCCAAAATGAAAGCCGAAGAAATCCTGCCAGTCCTCGAACTCCATTACCGCCGGGCCCTCAGCTACCATCGTACTCGCATAATTTGAGTTTGAGGCATCCGAAGTCACCATAAACTCGGGCATCCCGACTCCGGCCGCGATCGCCAGGAGGATAGCCCGGCCGTCATGCTGTACGTCTGAGGCTTGAAGATTAGGGCTTTTCAGGTCGTAGTCCACGCCCTTATTTGTGGTGAATACCGATACGCCCTCGGGCATCTTAGCATAGGTAGATTTGTCCGGTGCTTTGGCCGTGGTTGTCTGATAGGCTTTCGCCAGGTTGGCGGCTTGAGTCGGGTTTCCTGCTACCTTCCGTACGAGCCCCACGATTGACCGAACCATGTTCAGTTTCATCCGGTCCTTTACCCAACGGGAATACATCTGGACGTAAGGCATTATGACTTCGAGATATGACCGGCCGCGTTTTACGTCTGAATCGACGAGAGCTTTGATATGATAGACCTCTTCGGCCGGGATTCTTACGCCGTTATACCAGTAGGCGATTACCTCTTCGATATCACCTTTCGCAGTCTCGATACCATGGGTCGTACTACCAACAGGTTTCTTTTTTGGATCTTCGGGGGTGACTACGAGATCGGGGTTCATAAACCGGATAACGACATTACCCTTATCGTAGAAAAAGCGAATAAAAGCCTTACCGTCACGAATTACCCGCCGGACCACCTCACGCTTTCTTAGGTCCATCTTGTTTACTTTCCAGAACTGTTTCCACCAATCAGCGACCTCAGGAACAGGGCTCTCAGGGATAATAGCAAACCCGCGCCCGACTACATACTTCACTATAATCCTGACGATGTTTCGGCAATGCGGGTTCCGGTAGAAAAACTTGACGGCCTGTGACCTTTGCGTATCCTGGTCGGCCTTATTGAGCGAGCGTTCATCACTGGGCTTATCCAGCGCGGTCCAGTTCGCTTCATCCGGGTCTTCGAGGCTTTTCAAGTCTCTGGCGTTGGGAGAAGATACGGCGTTGATTACTTCAATAGCCTGCTTCATCTCCAATACCATAAGCTGGTTCCTCGTTCGCCTGACTTCCAAACCGTCAAACAATCCCATTAACGGCCCCCTATTTCTTTGATTTCTACGTTTCGTTTCTCATTCATAGTACCAGACTCATCGACCGTTGACCACGGTCTCCCGCAGATAGGACATATCACACTTTTGTTCTTTGCCCCGGCAGGAGTCCCGGCGGTAATACCGGTACTCTGGCAGACTAAACCTATGGGCCCGTTTCCGTTGGAACATTTACAGGTTTTTCTATACTTCACGCTGATACCCCCTTTGGTAATGCGCTCACCGGTAGATCATCAACCCGGCGTTTCACGGTCTTCTCTATAGTCTGAGAATTGGCGAACTCATTCATCGGTGAAGTAAGTTGTCCATGCACCGGGCACATAAGCCGCTGTTGAATCGCTGTGAAATGTATAAGCGGTTCTTTCGTGGTCTGAAGTTGCGATGGATAATACTCGAGACCGGTCTTCTCTCCACACTCCGGGCACCTGGGCATCTGTAAGTCGATAATCAGCCCTTGATATCGCTGGGCCTCGGTAAACCGCCGCTTCCCCCGGTTTACTGCGGCATCGCTAATAGTGTTCATCATTCCATCGCTTATCGTCTTGGTTACTGACTTACCGTGTTTCTGGCTCATTTTGCAGGCTCCAATTTAATGGATAGCTCCATAGTTATTGCACTATATGACCACTCGGCATCCATCCCGGGGAATATTATCTGTATCTCTCTCCAAAACTTCATTCGTAGCATTTCGGCATGTTTGACAACCTTAATAACTCTACTGATTCTAGCACCGCGCTTAATTAAAGCATCACGGAGGTTTATCATCGCCCCATAGTCGTCAAAAATACTTGCTGTTGCATCAGGTACTTTCATCTTCTTTTCTACAGTCTCTTTCATCCTGTTACCCCTTTACTTTCTTCAGGTATCCCTCGCGTAAATACATATCGAACAGCGCCATATCCGAGAGCCGGTACATCCATGTTTTCTTTCTGTACGACCACACACGATAGACTACCTGGTATTCATCTACTACCGCCCGGATATGCATTACCGTGTTGTTAGGATTGCCCTTATCGAACTTCAGCCGCCACGTTTCGCCGGTATTAATTACCATACGCTTTTATCGGACCCCGGATAATAGCACCCGGGCCAAACTAAGTGCTCATCTATGGTTTCGTTAAGGTTTAAAGGGCCTATGAAATGATTATCACTTGTACAAGCCTTGATAGCCTTTCTTTTTGACCGATATACCCCGACACATTCCCACACATTACCGTCGTAATGCTCGCTCATATATTGACCGACGACAAACAGTTTCACTTTCATATCCTTCCTCTCCCTCTTCACTTTCACCTTCACCTTCTTGCATTGCTCCCAGCGCCACCCTGCAACCTCCCGGGCGTTGGTGATATAAACCTCGCCGCAGTTAATGCACCGGTATCCCATTGCCAGGTGCCCCAGGATTTCCCGCTCTTCTGCGGTGTATTCCTTATAGAGCGGCGTTAC